CGCATTGTTTCCTTCGATTGGGTTTCCGCAAGCAGGACACGCGCTTTCGCGCCTTCGCATACAATCCACATCGAAGCATATTCCATCAATCATTTCACAATTACATAGAGAACAAGGTTCCGGACAATAATCTGGTTGTTCTGCTGGTCCACTTTCCATAATCGCACGACGACGTTCCTCGTATTCTTGAACATGCTGGCTAAGAATTGTGCGCATTTTTTCGAAGACAAACGCAAAGTCGGATTCTGGATTTGGGAACCAACTCTTTGGAAGTCGTTCATATGACAAGTAGTAAAGAATCCACAATAAATCAGAAACACGCATACGCATACTTCGAAAATCGGAACATCCATTGTAAATGTCATCTCGTGTTTTTCTCGTTGATTTAAAAAACTGAATGAATGATTGTCCATAAGCTAATTTGATTATATCAAATTCATCACGACTCAACATTTCCCTCAGTTTTTGAGTGAACACTGGTTCATCAACTACTGGGTTATGTGTTTTGACAAATCCAAGAAGAAATACTCTCAGACGAGTCCATTCATGATTTTTCAAATCATGGGACAAACTGATTCCTGCCTCTCGATTTTGTTCCATTCTGATAAACCGGTTAATTTGATGAGCAGAATGTGTTGCGGAGTCTGGCTCTCGATGATTCTCCTTCAAATTTCTCATTTTGATTACATATCGTAATGACCTCATAAATTTTTGAATGATTGCGATTTGTTCATAGAATCTCTTGTATAGTTTCCATTGAGAAAAAACTTCCGATAAAAGTTCTCTATCAGATGTTTCTCTTTTTCTTTTTAAGAAATCGATTCTAAATCGTTTTGCTCTAATCGCAAGTTGTTTTTGTGCTGATAACATTTTACGAATTTAATGACTAAAAACTGAATCGTATTTACAATCAATTTTTATTATTTATAAGAAATATGAAACATCTCAAAAAAGCAGAGTTATATTCACAAATTTGTCATTTTTATCACGCCAAAGACACAACTTCCCTATCAGAATATTCATCATATTACCTCGAATTATTCAAAGATTTAGATGATGATGAAGCCCATATGGTTATGTTTTTTCACGCCTTTTCAAAAAGTTCGACTGAATTATACGAAGAGCTTCTTATGAACCATAAAATATCATCATCAGTAAGGTCATGGTCCGAATATAATATATCAATGCTTTACCCAAGGGAACAATCCCCCATCCCCAAAATAATCCATCTCCTCTATTTTGGAGAGACCGAGTTCTATAATATTCATTATCACTGTATTAGTTCAATTATCCGAACGATGTCCCCAGAATATGAGATAATCCTTTATAACAACAAAGAGCCCGTTAATAACCGCTACTGGGATAAGATTAAGAACTATGTCCAAATAAAACCCATTACAATTCCAGAAGAATTCGATGGATTTCCACTCCACCACTTCCAATACAAAGCCGATGTTTGTCGAATGAATGTATTATATGAGCATGGAGGAATATATTTAGATATCGATATGTATATTTATCAAAACATAGGAGAAATACTTAAATCAAATAAATCGGTGTATATTTCAAGGGAAAATAAGGGAGATGGTCTTATTAACGCTTTCATCGCTTGTAGTCCAAAGAATGAGTTTATCCGGCTCTGGTTCGACAAATTTCGGTCTGGCCTTCGTATGGGAATTTGGGCCTATCATATTCGTGAAAGTAATATGAACCTCATAAAGAAATACCCTTATTACATCCAAAAATACCAGATTGAGATACTTGACCATAAATATCTTTTTCCGTATTTATGGGAAGAAACACATAAATTTATGGCGATGACGCCAACCCCCGCAAATCCCCAAATATACGGCGTCCATCTTTTCGAAACAATCCTCTACCACAATATCAAATCGCTTCCTATGTTCAATAAATTAATCCCCCATAAAATTCATGTAATAACAGTTGAGGAGCGCCCTGAGAGGACCGCCATTATAAAACGATATTTGGACCTCCACGATGTGGATTATCACTTATTCATAAACAAAATGAATGAACGCCCAATAATCGGATGTTTGCTTTCACATATTAAAGCAATTGAATACGCAAAAAAGAATGATATGGATGAAATAATGGTAGTGGAAGATGATATAGAATTCCGCGATTTATCAAAGATACATCAAATGAAGCCTTACCCTTCGGACTGGGATATGATATATTACGGTGGTATATTAACTCATCACACAGCAATAACTGATGGATGGATTAAAGGAATAACTTGGTGTAATCACGCCTACGTAGTTCGCAAAGGAATGTATGATATAATTCTTACCAAATTCGCTGAAATGGATATCAATGATATGTTCCACAATAAACGGGGTATTGACTGGTTTTACACGACCAACATTCAACCACATTATACCTGCTATTTAGCAAATGACCAATACATTGTCCAAAGAGAGAATTTTAGTGATATCGATAACAAAGTGAAATGGTCCAATAATTTTAACTGGGACACATTTGCCATGAAACAAATATAAAGAAAATGTAAAAAATGAAAGATATTTTGATTAATTTTTATGTATTGTAAAAATGATAAAGACACTAACATTTTTACTATTAATCACAATGGCGTCCGCAATACCGATGTTTTTTCCGGTGATATCAAGGCCTCTTATTAAACCGAAGGAACCATCTGTTTCAACTAAACAAAAGGATTCTGATTATTGCTCCATTTGCGATTTTATTATCTCAAAATCGGAAGAATATATAACCAAAAGAACAACACGTGAAGATGCTCTTCACATCATGAAAACGAATTGCAATCATCTTCCAAAGATGAAATACAATGATTGCGTTCAAATGGTCGCGGATAAAGGAGAAAAAATGTTCCAGATGATAACAAAGAAAGAGGAATCCTCTATCATTTGCTCAAATCTTCACGTATGTGATAATATCGGACTGAACATAACGGATTGCTTTTTCTGTAATTACGCATCCAAAAGGATTAATTTTTTCATCAACGAGAATCACACGATTTCTGATATAATTGATTATGGAGAAACATTTTGCTACCACGTCGGTCATTCATATCAAGCCACGTGCTCCCGTTTTATGGAATCGCATTATCTTGATTTGATTGTGAAGCTCATTGACCGTCATACGCCAAACGACGCGTGTGAGGCGATTCGAATGTGTCTCAAATGAGTTCATCCGGCGTCCAACCAGCGATTAGTCTATTTTTATCATTCGTATTGAGACCTTTTACTTTGACCGTCATATACCAAACTGTATATAGATACCAGAATGTAATCGGTGTATTTATGATATCGCCGACTTTTAGCCAGAGATGGCTTGTTATTGAAGAAAAATAAACATTTATAATTATTGATGTAATTATGTGAAATTGATAGATATAGAGGAGAATTGTATTATAGTTGCGTTGTCCGTAAAATCCGGCGATAATAAATGGTAATGTTATCAAGAACTCCTTATAAAAAATGCTGTATAATAGAATTGTCATTAAATTAAACAATAAATTGAATCTTATAACTGATGACAAATGATAAACATTGTATTTTGCTCGATATCCAGTTATAAAATAAACTCCGTTTTCATATTGATAATAAGAACTGTCTTCCATTTTTATATATATCGCATTTTTTTTATATTATTTATTATATGACGAATCAAAATTTTCCTTATCCACTTAAAACAAACAAGCTTACAGTCTATGGAATTAAAGGCTGTCCATATTGCGCAAAAATGAAAGATATAGCTGAAAATATTAGAGGGTCCGTATATCACGATATTGATGAATTAATTAATAAAGGTCTCGCAAAATCATTTGATGATTTCAAACGAAAGATGAACCCATTTATTAATAAATATGATATGGTTCCTATGGTATTTATAGAAGATAAATTTATTGGGGGACATGACGATTTTCTGAAAATATTCTCAAAAGAAAATAAAAATAAAAATAAATTATCCGTTGTTTCAAATAACATCAAGAATGAAGAAAAAAAATTGTTAAGACTTTTAGATGGGCTTTCTAAAAAGAACCGCCCACGTAAAACGGCTTAAATATAAATATATACTAACAATAGTATTATGAATTATGAAAAAATAAATGGAAATACAAAGAAGCCATATTTATTAATAGATAGTAGTTATGTTTCGTTTCACCGGTTTTTTTCAACGCTAATATGGTATAATAATATTTATCAGAAGGAGGAGGATGATGATTATGACTGGTCTGAAAATCCGGTGTTTATGAAGTATTTTAACGACACATATATGAAAAGTTTGTTAAAATTTAAGTCTATTTATTCTGTTCCTCCGGAGAACATGATAATAGTTCGCGATTGTCCCCGCGAGACAATATGGAGGATGTCGATTTATCCAGAGTATAAAGCGACTCGAAAGAATACATGTAGTTATAAAAACAAGAAATATAACATTGGAAACATATTTAAGCACATTTATAATAAGTTATACCCAGAACTCGAAAAAATACACGGATTCAAAATAGTTAAAGTTGAAAACGCAGAAGCAGATGATATTATCGCAGTTTTAGCAAATAAACTATACAATCAAGATAAGAGTCGTCTGATTGTTATTATAAGCAATGACAATGATTATTTACAGCTAGTTAATGATAAAACTCTTATATGGTCCCTTCAAAATAAGCTCCTGAACTCAAAAGTTGAGACGACGTCGCAGGAAATGTTGATGCGTAAAATATTGCGGGGCGACGAAGGAGACAATATACCGTCTATCGTCGGAAATATGTCAGAGAAGGATATTACGGAACTGATTCAAAATCGCGACAAATTTGAATCGTGGTTGAATACAACTGATAAACGGAAGCTTTTCGAAAATAATCAGAAGCTCATTGATTTCAATTTTATACCAAATGAAATACGTGAATCTATATTAGAGGCGTGTAAATCATGGACTAATTAAGTTATTACACTGGCGGACGCGGGTCAATGAGCGTCCCATTACATAATCGGGGAAGAGTTTATTCGGGTAGGTATTCACGGTCTTCTGACAGACAGACTGGAAGCTGTTTGTGGTCGTATCATAGTTGTAATTTGAGCAATTTTCGCCCATAACAGTTATATTACAGCGCGGATTAGGAGGAGTGGGACCGAACTTTGAGAAAGCACTCCCCCATCTTGGGGTTCCCCCGAACTTAATATTTGTTGCGCCTTGACTTGCTTCTGGGTCAGGGGACGGGGCGGCATAATCGACGCCAAGTGATTCAGATGGAAAATCGGTGAAGTCCTCTTTCTTAGTTTCCGTTGGTGGGGCTATAATTGAATGTGAGCGGTCTAAAAAGAAAACGGCTAAAGCAACAATTATAATAATTAAATAAAATAAATCCATTTACTTTTATGAACAAAATAATTTTTGATTATTGATTATTGTGTTCGAACTTTTGGGAATGGGTCCAAAAAATTGTCCATTGGTTGGATTCCTAAAACGTCTTGTTGTGTTGGTTCTTCCATATATACCGGCTCTATATTATATTCATTGAGGGAATCACGGGGACAGTCCGGCGGGGAAACGATTGGGCGCTCCATTTTCTTTGGTATATCAAAGAAGTGATTTCCAGCGTAGATGAAGCCTTTTTTATTGAGGGGAAAGTCCGCATCGGAGACGATTGAATTACAGACTTGGAACTTATTGCGGTCAGCTGTTTTATAATCTTGTTTCCATACTCCATCATAGAGAAATTCTGGTTTTCTAAATTCATACTTCCCGCAACTTGGAACAATTGGCGGGTCCATCTTCTTTTCTAAATTACCAATGAAAAAAGGCTTACCATCTTGGCTCGTTCCGGATGGAACGTGTAATGCGACTGGGGTCGTGAATGATTCTTCTACGGCGCCTTTATTAGAGGGAAATATCATAAGAAGTATCAGTAATAAAATAAAAATAAACAATAGTTTCCACATATTGTTTATTAGATTAAAATTTATAATATATTTTTGAAAATAGCTGTAATAGTTTCATTGATATAGACGAGGAAATATTTCAGCTAAATCAAACTGTGGAACATGAACCATTGGAATATAACTTCGATTAATAGGAACTTGGGCAACAGGAACCATTTGAACATGAACATAATTGGAACGTTCGACAACAGGAACATGAACCATTGGAACATGAACTATTGGAACATGAACATAATTGGAACGTTCGACAACAGGAACATGACCCATTGGACTTTGGCTAACAGGACATGGATCAACAGGAACTTGGCCAACATGTTCTTGATCAACAGAAACATGAACCATTGGACTTTGGCTAACAGGACATGGATCAACACTAGACTGACGAAAAGTTTGTTGTGTAAGCGGGCATTGATTTCGTATCTGTTGTTGTACATCAATATTTCCAAATATATTATCGGCTGCACCAGACATATTAGGCGCACTGGTCTGGGGATCGACAATAAGTATTTTGAAATTCGAATGATCTCTTGCAACATCTACATATGAATGGTTAGGCGTTGTACATAGTAGAACCACATTTACACCACATTCGAGTGCGCATAAAATTGCGCCCATTATTGACGGAAGTCCACCATCATTTTCTTTTCCATCATTCGTTCCGACGTATAAATGAAAGTCTGTCAATCTTACCTCAGATGCAAGAGCCGAGAGAAGGCATGTCAGAATCTGTAAGATTATTGCGAGATCGACATCTAGATATCCCTCGGGCATTTCTTTGGGGCGAAAAAAGAGGTTCATGACATACTCTGCATTTTGTTGACCAAACATTTCAATTTTCGATTCATAAGATCTTGATACACTTGATCCCCAGATAAATGACATTCTGTGAAACTGTGCAGTGATAGATGCCAAATGAAAATCTTCAAACATTCGAATTATACGAGCTGAGATATTTGACAGATCAAATATAACTGCGAACGTCTCTCTATTCAGACAAATCGATTTTTGCCAATCCACATCGAGCTGTGTTAATTCCGAAGGAGGTTCCGGATGTATGAAAAATTTTTCAAGATTTTCCACAAACAATCGCAATGAAATCGGAATAATATCTCTATTAATTGTTTTCATATACGATTGAATTTGTTTAAACATCAAACACAACTTTTTATGTGCACTCTGTGTGTATTTGTTTGATGATTCAGAGACACCTATGCGTCGATGAGGCAAACGTGGTGGGGAACCGCGACCACCACCACCACCTCCTACATGTAGTGATGGCGGCGCAGAGGCTGGAGAACCACTTGATCTGCCATTTGACGGGGGTGGGGAACCGCGACCACCACCACCACCTCCTACATGTAGTGATGGCGGCGCAG